CTTTACAAAGCCTCTAGACAATAATAACTTAACATTTCAACCAAAAAGGAGAGAATCAGATGTCTATAAATTTACTAGACCACAGTTCGTGGAAAGACAAGAGAATACAAGCCATGAATAAAATCATGGAAAAAAACAATCTAACTACTGATTACTTTTTGGACGAATACCATAGAGTAACAGTATCTAACGCAAAAACTAAAAAAGAATATAAGAGGGAGAACATAAATGACAAAGCAGTATATAGAAAATAAATTAGGTCATAAAATTAATTATGACCCTAATGGTAAGAGATATAGGTACTATGTAGATAACGAACCTAAATCAAGTGTTACTACTGTAATCAATAAAAGAACAAGGCCTGATTTACAAAATTGGTATAAAAAAAATAGAGATGACTCTATTAAAGAAATCATGCTAGAAAACAATCAACCTTTAGATAAGATAAATGATTTTATAAATAAGGTAAAAGAAAGAGCAGAAAAAAAAGAATCTTTTAGTCGAGATATAGGAAGCCAATTACATGATTGGATTGATATATTTTTTAAAAGTAAAAAAGAGCCTGTACTACCTGAATCCGAACCATTGAGAACTATGGCTCAAAAATGGTTAAAGTTTTGGAAAGCACAAAAGTTTAAAGTAGTTGCAAGTGAATTACCTTTATATAGTTCTAAATTTGATTGTTGTGGAACTAATGATGTAATTGTAACTAAAGATTCTTGGAAAGGTCAAAATGCAGTTTTAGATTGGAAGACAAGCAAAGATTATAGTTTCGATCAAGCTATCCAAGTAGAAATGTATAGACGATTTATAGAAGAAACTACTGACTTTAAAATACAAAAACTCGCTATTGTAAATATACCTAAAGAACCAAAGAGAAATGTTACTATGTATATTATCAAATTAGATGAGTCTTATTTTAAAGGATTTGAAGCTATGACTTATCTTGATCAACTTGAAAGCAAATTTAATCAAGAACTTAAACAATGGAAAAAGGAGAATAAAAACTATGTATAAAAAACCAAGTAATGAAGATTTTATTACTCATAAATTAAGTGTAATATTAGATCATTCAAACAGTAAAGGTTGGGATTATAAATCTAAACCTAAAGTTACTTTTTATGATGAAACCACAAAAAAAAAATTGAGTCCTTATCAATTCCAACAATGGATAGATAGCCCTCATATAGTTGATATGATTAACAGAGGTGCAAATCTTAAAATAGCAACGCAAGACTTTGAAGAAGAACCTAATAAGTATTCTGATGGTCGTAAAAGAAAAGTTATATTTTATTTTAGTGCATTAAAAAATCAACCAGCTAAACCTATTGATGGCCTAAAACCTATTGGTCAAACTATGCCACAATACAAAGAAGTATCAATGACACAGGCTCAACCATCTGCACCAGAATACGCACAGCCTGTTGAAAAGATGGAAGATATGGATGATGAGATTCCATTTTAATTATGTCAAAAAAACTTATTAGCGAGATTGAACAACTAAAACGTGATCTCGCTTTTAAGAGAGAAGAATTACAAGCTATGTATTTAGAACATAAAGGTTTAAATAATAAAATACAAACTTTAGAAAAAGAGAATCATAGTTTAAAACAACAAGTAAAACAATTAGAACAAGAAGCAGAGGAGATGTTATTATACCCATGATTATTTTTGGAAAGAGCAAAGAAGATTGGAAAAAAATAGAAGAAAATTATAGACGAGAATATGTAATTTTTGTAATTGGTTTTGTATTAGGAGTTATATTAATATGATTTTAAGTAATAAGTCTTATGAAGAACTAGAAAAAGCATCACAAGAGTGGGCTGATTGGCATAAGAAAGTAATTGTATTAGACGAGGGTCGTAAAGCTACATATTCTAAATTATTTCTTAAATATAAATTAGATACTAAAACTGTTATTGAAGCTGAACATAAAGCTAGAACTGATGAAGAATATACAGAAGTTGTAAAGCAATATGCAGAAGCAGAAGAAAAGTTGATAAGAGCCAGATACCATTATAACAATTTAGACAAGTATGTTAGCTTAAAACAATCAGAGTTAAAAAGAGACTTAGCTTTGAGTTCAAAGGTTTGATGAATTCTATTAACAGTTATTGTTTAATAATTATTACTCCTTTCGTAAGTTAATAGATAGAGTCGTCAGGGAGACTTGGCGACTCGTTAAAAGAATTTTGGGAAGAATAAAGATAGTTTTTAAACATGACTATCACTTTGAATTGACCCAAAATACTAGGGTGGTTTCTCTCTCTTACCACCCTAGTTTAAAGTAATATCAAAATGTTTTATATCTGTATCTTCTTTTATTCCTGTGTAAGTGTATTCGTAGTTTATTAAATCTACATCATTTCTATTTTTAATTTCTGCAACCATTTGATTAACTTTTGGAAAGTTTGGAAAGACATCAATAAATCTAAAATTAACATAACTGCCATAAGGATTGTTATGTGTTTCTAATTGTAATTCTAAATCAGTTATTACTGCATCAATTTTTAATTTGTCCATTTGGACATATTACTACTTTTTCTTAAATGCTGATACACCTTTTATACCCAGAACAGAACTGTATCCACCAATAATTAAACCTTGTAACCATAAAGGGAAACGATCTATTTGGTTAAAGAAAGCATCTAGCTTTGTAATTATTTCTGGGTCTTCACTAAAAATTCCATAAGCACACACTAATAAGGGAATTGAAATTAAAACTAATACGATTTCGTCTTTCCAATCGTTGGCTTGATGTTCTTTGATAGTTTTGACCATTTCGATCTCCCCATCAATGACTCTCTGTATTTGTTTTTTTTCTGCAACAGATTCTAATATCTTTGCTTCTTTTTTATTTTTCCAAATTTCTGCACCTGTTTTTAAACCAAACTTTACAAGTCCTAACCACATTTTAATTCCTTTGCTAGTTCACAATAATGTATAATTTTATCATATTTTTCTTTTAGATTCTCGCCCTTTTTATTTCTCACAGCATATTTCACTATGTTACCATCTATGAAGTCTAAATTATGCGATACAATTAGTTCTATAGGCTGGATTTTGCCTTTATAGTGATTACCACCTATTTGTTTATCAGTAGCTTTCTCTGTGGCTCTGTGACGTTTTAAAAGCATATTTTAAAGTAATTTACCTATCCATTCTCCAGATTTATCTTTAATGAAAGGTTCAATGATTGGAAGTCCATTTTGAATTACAGAACAACCTATAATTGGTCTAGCTTTTTGTACTTTGTTATATCTAAATGCAAGTGATTTAGAATCAATCATACAACCTACTTGTAGGCCAAAATACAACCCTAAACTGTTGCCATAGTATCTTACACCCATAGAACTATGATAATGGCCTTGAACACATGACATACCCATAGATTGTGCTAATTTAAGTACATCTGCTGTTTTACCATGACAAAAATAAACTTTTCCTAAAGGTGTATCTATTGTTAAATCATCATGCCATTTCCAACCTTTACTTACTTCTAAAAAATCATTGTAATTTCTTAAATATGCTTTTGGTATTCCATGTTTTAATGCTCGTCTATAAATTAAGCTACCATGATTAGAGTCCATCAAGTCCATTTGTGGGAATAGCTTTTCTAATTCTTTGACAATTGGTAAAGACATTTTTAACTCATCTCCAGCACTAGGAAGATCAGGGTCAGAGTCGTGAAAAGACATAGCGTGTTTATCTAACTCATCTCCTATATGAATTACTTTATCTGGATTGTATTTTTTTTTTAATAATTTTAAAAAGGGTATTAGTTCAGGAACATGATAGGGAACATGAGTATCGCTTATAATCAAAACTGATTTGTAAATCATACAAGTATGTGTTGTATATTATTTTGATAAAAAGTAAAGTATCTGGGTTAAGAACAACAATGCTACTGCACCAACTCCATAAATTATCCAAGATGTAAGTTTATCAAATTTTGCATCTATCTTATCTATATCTTCGTGCATATGTTTAAGATGATTTGTTTTAATAATATTTATTTCTCTGCTTAAGCCTTTGATATGACCATACAAAGCCACAATATGTTCTCCTGTTGTTTTAGGATTCTTTGTCATTTCTTTTTCTTTCTTCTTAAATCTGTATCGTGTTTTCTGCTTCCTCTGAGGTAGGAATTAACGCGTGCCATACTCCAACCAGCCATTGATATTTTTGGTCTTGAACCTGAAGATAAATAAGCACCTTGTCCTCTACGATATACTTTTTTTAATGTACCAAGAGTTATATTTTTTCTATTTTTCGCTTTTGCTCTTAAAATAGATATTACTCTAGCAGATAATGGTTTTCTTCTTACAGCCATTATTTAACTCTTGCTCTAAACATTGATAAAGGAATAGTAGCACCTGATCTATACAAAGAAGCCATAGATTTTAATAATCTTGCTCTTGATGATCGTTTAGCACCTTTAAGACCACTTAAATACTTTTTAGGTATTTTAGTCTTTTTATCTTTTGGTACGTTTCTTCTTTTTCTTTTTGCCACTTGTTTTTCTCCTTTTTTTATAACGAAACTTGTTTATCATTTCTGATAATGTTGCTGTTGTAGTAAAACCACTCATCTCTTTTTCTTTTTCTTTTTATGTGCCGAGTTTTTCATGAGTCTCCCATCGGGCATATAATGATACCCTTTGGGAGCCTTTTTTCTTTTTTTAGCCATTATCTTTTCTTTTTACCCATTTTAGATTTTTTGGCTTTTTTCTTTTTTTTCTTTGGCTTCATTCCGCCACCATAGTGTCCAGGCATTATTTCCTCGCTTTCTTTTTAGTTTTCTTTTGTTTCTTCATTATAGCTTTTTGTAAAGCAAGAGGAAGTTTTTTTTGTTTTTTTGTTAAGGCCATGACTATTCCTCGTCTTGGTCTTCGTCATCATTTTGGATTTCTAAGATTTCCTCAATGTTTTCTATTTTTTCTTCTAACTTTTCAAGTTTTTCTTCTAATTGTGTTAGTTTATCTGACATGACATCTCCTATTTGTTAGCGTTTTTCATTATGTTGGCTAAACTCTCACATCTTTTTGGTGTTTGTTTATGCCACCTACTATTTATCATTTCGTCAGATGCTTTATCAAGGTTTTTTTCTTTCAAAGCTATGAACATTTTGTTAAATTTTGAAACTTTGGGTTTGCCTAATTGGAAACACATTTCAACTAATACACCAAATATAATGTAATTATGCTCTATGTCTCTTAATAAATCTCTAGCTGAATCTACTGCTATTTTAAAATCATTATCAAAAACTTCTTCAAGAGTTTCTTTATCGTAAGCAACACCCTCAACAAAGTTATCAGTGGGTAATACAAGATGACCATAGCCAATAGTAGCGAAACCCAAACTATCGGAAT